GTAGCCGAACATTATCAGGTTAGCCTTGCTGAGGCTACGGATTATGTTGATCTTATGTCAAAGGATAGTTGCTCTTTCCTGCTACAACGTTACGGTTATCAACCAAACGAAATTAAAAAACTAGTAAAAGGAGTGAAATGAGCGTAAACACCCAGTCTCACTATAAAGGAAAGGACAGCTTGTATAAATTTGCAGAAGAGTGGTCTTTAAATGCTTATGAGTTCGACATCATTAAACGCATTGTTAGATGCCGACACAAAGGTTCATTTGAGCAAGATTTGAATAAAACAAAAGACCTCATCGACATTTATTTGAAAGAAAAAGGCCCAAATTATTTGGATCTTACAAAATAATTTATTATCTTTATAGTAAAATATAAAAGATAGTAATTATGACAAAAGAAGAGTACATCGAAAAAAATTACCTAGGGTTTGTTGTTGAAGAAAATCCAATATTAGAATTCCATCGAACTGATGCAGGAGAAATTCATAGAGAAGATGGACCTGCAATAGTATACGAAAAAGGTAATACAGAATGGTGGTTAAACGGTAAACGTCATAGAGACGGTGGCCCTGCTTGTGATTGGTCTGATTTAGAACCCGGAGCGGGAGTATGGTATCAACATGGAAAAATACATAGAGTCGGTGCACCAGCAATGAAATGGTCAAAAGATCAAAATATGCCTGAATATTGGTATCTAAATGACGAAATGCACCGAGAAGATGGCCCAGCAATCGATTATGGTGATGGTAAAGGCACTTGGGCTAAACACGGCAAAATGCACCGAGAAGATGGTCCAGCAGAGTATCTTAGCAATCAACATAAAATATGGGCGATTAATGGTCAGTGTCACCGAGAAGATGGACCTGCAGAGATAACAGGAGAAGGTAAACGATGGTTTAAACATGGCAAATTACATCGTGTCGACGGCCCGGCCTGGATATACAACCCAAGAATGAAGAAAAATTGGCCTGACGGAGAGTGGAAGGATACATATTGGTTGGATGGAGTCGAATTGACAAAAGAAGAATGGCTCGAAAAACGCAAACAATATTTGGAAAATACAAAATAATTTCTTATTATTAATTATGGCAAACAACATTTTTTCAGTAGTAACTTTAAAGTTTAAAACACCAGAAGCTGGCGAGGCATTTGCAGATAAATTTGGCAACTGTGATATGTTAGACATGGAATTATACAAATATTTAGGATTTGATGACTATCCAAGTCGTAGTGAAGCTATAGATCACGGTGGGGCTAAATGGTTTTGGCTACATGATAACCCACAGCCTGGGTATGGCGAAGATGAAACGGAAGTTCATATGTGTATTGAATCAGCTTGGTATATTCCGAATAATCTATTTGAAACGATTGCTAAGCAAGAAGATTGCTCAATAACAGGCTATGCAGAAGATGAGTATCGTAATGCATGGACACTCTTTGAGTTCTGTCAAGACTTTGATGATCATGAAGTGTATGACTCATTCTTGCGAGAAGATACCGTATCTGACTTCATTACATGGTGCAAGCATAATACGATAAACTTAGATGAATTGTATGAAGCTGCAGCTGACGCAATGACGTTTGAAGATGACGCCAATGGTGGAGAACTAATTAGAGAGTTTCTTATTAAAGATCAAGAATGGTCAGAGTTATTCTTTTTTGGTATGCCTGCAGAATTTACATATACGTGGGGAGATATGGAAATGATCAGAGAAGAAATAAAATCAAGATAATATGCCAGAAGTTCAATACATATCACCATTATTCAAATTAGCAAGACGTGATCCATTTACGGTACCAACACGCATTTCATATTCACAATGGTCAATGTATGAGAAATGTCCTAAACAATGGGAACTTGCATACATCAAAAAGTTAGCACCATTCACTCATAGCATTGAAACAACATTTGGTACTGCATTTCACGAAACAATGCAAGAATACCTTACGGTATTGCTTACAAAAGGTGTGAAGCAAGCAGATTGGATGAATTTCCGAAATACACTTACAGAAAACCTTAAGGCAGAATATGCAAAAGCTGTTGAACAGACAGGAGAGCATTTTTCTAATAAACATGAATTGGTTGATTATTTAGAAGATGGTGTTGCTATTCTAGAATGGTTTCAGAAGCGCCGAAGACAATACTTTACTACAAAGAATACAGAGCTGGTTGGTGTCGAATTAGATTTATGCGTGCCAGCATCAGAAAGAAATGCAAATGTATTTTGGTATGGATTCATAGATTTAGTAATTAGAAACACTGCAACTAATACTATATCAATTATTGATATTAAAACCAGTCGAATGGGCTGGAATAAATGGCAAAAGGCAGACAAATTAAAGGCTGCTCAACTCATAGCATACAAGACATACTTTGCAAAGCAATATGGCGTACTAGTAGACAACATTGATATTGAATTCTTTATAGTTAAAAGAAAGCTTCTTGAAGAGTCAATGTTTCCTCAAAAGCGTATTCAACAGGTAAGACCGGCATCTGGAAAACCTTCACGAAACAAAGTACAAAAACAAATTGATCAGTTTGTTGAAGAATGTTTCCATCCCGATGGTAAAAAAGTTGAAGATCGAAAATACATGGCTGTTGCAGGCAAGGGGGCGAAGAATTGCAAATATTGTCCTTTCAAAGAAGATTATGAAAACTGTCCTAAAGAAGATAGGATTCGTGAGTAATTTTCATTATATTATAGTATGAAGAATATTGAAAAATTAGGCTTAGTATTAGCTTCGATATTGTTAGCAGTATTATTTTCATTATTATTAGCATGGCCTATTGTATGGCTATGGAATTTTGCAGTAGCACCAATATTTGATGGCGTACATGAAATTACATTTTGGCAAGCATATTGTTTGAGCTTACTAGTTTCAATACTATTTCGTAAAGAAATCAAAGTAAATACCAAGTAATGTATCAACACAAACACGCATATGTATATGAATATTTAATGAAACGTCATAAGCCTGACAGAGGATATGAACGTTGTTTATATACGTTGCTTACTGATATTGAAGGTCCTAATAACAAACAAAACAGAGAGATGTTAGAACGAGGATTTCGAATTGGTTATGGTTTCAAACCTAAACACATTCGTTATCGTTATGACGACTATCGAAAAAAATGAAAATAGCTGTAATTGGTAGCCGAGATTGGCAGAGTAAAAGAAAACTCCAAGATGTGTTGGGTCGTTTAAAACGATTAGACCAGTCGGTTACTGTATTAGGACAAGGAGGCGCAGAAGGTGCACCGCATATGGTAAAAAAGTATTCATTGGAATTTGGACTTCCTTATGTAGAATACAATGCATCATATACAGGTAAAAATATGTATTCTGCTTTGCCAGAAGCATATTATGGCAAAAAGTATCATTTTTCACAGCTTCTTCATCGCATGACACTTATTGCAGATGCTTGCGATAAGATGATTGTACTTTCTGCAGGTAAATTAGACCCGCAACTTGATACAGCAGTTAAACGAGCAAGAAAGAAAAACAAATCGGTTGTTATTCTCAAATAATATATTTATATTAAAATAAAGAAAAGGTTACGAATGGCAAAAAAGAAGATTCTGCTTCTGGCAGATGATCTACGGTTACCGTCTGGTATTGGAACTATTAGTAAAGAGATAGTTTTAAAGACAGTTCACAAATATGATTGGGTTCAGATCGGAGCTGCAATCAAACATCCAGAACAAGGAAAATTAGTTGATGCATCGCCGGAATTTGTAAAAGAAACTGGAGTAGAAGATGCTTCAGTAAAAATTATCCCATGGGATGGTTACGGAGATAGAAATATACTATTTCAAGTAATTGAACATGAGAAACCAGATGCAATATTCCATTTCACAGATCCAAGATATTGGACGTGGTTGTATGCTTTAGAGCATGAATTAAAAACACGATATCATCTTCCAATTATTTATTATTCAATTTGGGATGATTTGCCATACCCAATGTGGAATGCTCCTTTCTACGGCAGTTCGGATTTGATTATGGGCATTTCAAAACAATCTGACAACATTCACAGAGAAGTACTAGGACAGAATGGGTTCAATGTAGTTGATTTAAATCTAGATGAAGTTCATTTTGAAAAAGACTCATGGAATACTGTATATACTGCATATGTTCCTCACGGATTAGATGATACATATTATAAGCCATTGCCAAAGGATGATGATGCATATCAAAAAATGTTCAAACAACTAAAAACAGATAATGGTGTCGATTTCTTAGTAATGTGGAACAATAGAAACATTAGAAGAAAACTTCCGGGTGATGTTATTTTATCATTTGAGCATTTTCGAAAATCATTACCAAAAGATCAACAAAACCGAGTAGCACTTGTTATGCATACTTCAATAGTAGACGGTAATGGAACTGATTTAAGAGCAGTTTGGAAAGCAGTAGCACCAGATGCTAAAGTATTATTTTCAGACAAGAAATTGGCTGCAAAAGATCTTAATGCAATGTATAATGTAGCTGATGTTGTCGTAAACATTGCATCAAATGAAGGTTGGGG